CAACACTGAGCGCTTGTCTCGTGAAGCAATTTATTTGGCTTCGTACCGGCTTGGCCGCAAAGCAGGTAAAACTTACGATCAAGCAGTAGACCAAGCGGTCATCGATACCAACGAGGCTTTGGGTAACTACAGCATGACCAACCGTCCAGTGTTCATGCAAAAAGGTGCTGGTAAAGTTTTGTTGCAGTTCAAGATGTTCCCGCTGCACACAACGCTGCTGATGCTGACCAACTTCAAACGGATGCTGCCCTTCTTGAACAAAGAAGGCAAACGTGAAGCCGCGATCAAGTTCTTTGGTATTTACGCTACCTCATTCTCAGTCGCAGGTTTGGTTGGGGTGCCCGCGTTCAGTGCAGTAATGGGCTTGCTCGGCTGGGCGTGGAAAGAATTCGGCAAAGATAAAGATTGGCCCGAAGATTTGAAGTCTTTGGATTTTGAAATTTGGTACCGTACTGTGTTTCTGCCCAAGCATCTCGGCGCAGATATGGCGAATCTCATTGAGTACGGCCCACTCAATAAACTCACGGGTATGGATTTGTCTAGCCGCTTGAGCCTTAACAACCTGTGGGGGCGCGACACCAAAGAAACCAAAACTACCCGCGACGGATTGATTGCGGCTGCGCTTAGCAACGCAGGTCCAACTGCCAGCATGATCCTCAGTCTTGCTGATGCCAGAGACGCTTGGAACAAAGGAGATACCCGCAAGGCCGTAGAGAAGGCCGCGCCTGCCGTGGTTCGCAATTTGCTTATCTGGGACCGCCTGCGGGAAGAAGGCGCGAAAGATTACCGTGGTGCGCAGTTGTTGACCAAGGACCAAATTAAAACAGGGGAGCTGGTCGGCCAAATGATTGGGTTCCGTCCTGCAATGCTGGCAGATATTGACGAGAAAAACTTCAAGCTCACAGGCATTGAAACCCACATCAACAATATGCGGGCGCATGTGTTGGAGGAAATGGATGTGGCGCTGCGCAACCGAAATATGAAGGGCTACCGCAAAGCGTTTAACGACCTCAAAGAGTTTAATAAAGCGTTCCCCTCCTACGAGATTGATGCGGATACTTTGTCTAATTCTTTGGAGAAAAAACAAGAGCAACGTGGTTCTGCCTACGTGGGTATTACGCCGACTGAGAAAAATATGCCGATCATCCAAGAGGCGTTGGTCAACTCTCGCAAAGCAGTGCGGGAACGCAAATAAAAAAGCCCCCGGGGTTAACCGGGGGCGAAGGGAGGATGGAGCTAACATCCACTAAGGAGAAGCTGGCAACTGAAACCAGCAACGGAAGTCTACCTCAGAGACGCCACACTCGCAATCCTTTGACCCCGTCCTCCAACACTACTTTAGTAATAACTTCGATCTTCAAGCGCTTCATCACTTGGCCGACTTCCTTCCGCGCCGCCACGGTGTCAATGCAGGGCACAAAGAAGGAGCAGCCTTTACGGAACTTGCGCCAATTAATTCGGTACGCTACTGTTTCGATCACCATCTTGGGGCACAGCAACATCCAGTTGTAAGAAATCTGATTTAGATGCGTCAAACTTTAAGACGCGCACGACAGGCGTAACCACTCGCATACCCTTAGACATGCGCTTGTTCATTGGGCCAACAAATACGCCCGTAGCGCTAAGCTCTTTTTGCAGACCCTTGTAGTTGATTTGGTGCCGGACGCAGAAGTCTTTGAACTGCTTGGCTGCAATGAACAACTCTTTCGTATCCGGCTCGTAGCGAATCAGCAGCTCTCCCTTGGGTTCTTGCATCGGCAATGCCTCCATGTTGGTGCGCGAGTCCACGTTGCCGTTGACCACCAGAGCGTTGTTGATGTGCGCGTTCATGAATTCACCCAAAGCGCTGAGCTGGCTGGTCTGCGGGGGCTTAATATCGTGGCGCATCTCATTGAGCATGACCTTGACCCACTCGTAGATTGCCTTCATGTCGTAGTCGTGCAGGCCGAGGCTCTTGGCGATCAAACCGCCAGCAATGTTGCAGGCCACAACCCCAGACCAAAACCGTTCGCGTTGCGAGAACTGAACCTCACGGTCAAGCTTCGCCTGAATACCCCTCATCAAATTAATTCCTTCTTCTAAATTACACACAAGCCACTCGGCGTAAACGTCAATCGCATGGCCATAGTTCTCGCGCAGTTGGTGGTCAAACATCTCCTTGCCCGTCTGCACGTCAATGAGGTTGTTGGGCTCAATGCGGTACTCAAGCAAACGCATGGACTCGCCGTCTGGGGAGTTTTTGGACACCCCGAGTTTTTCGTAGAAGCTAGCGTTTGCGGAGCAGACTGTGATGCCTTGCCATTTGGTGTTGTTGACGCGCAGGGTGTTGGTCTGCCCGTTCATCTTTTCTTTGCCTCGGCCTTGACTGATGCTGTACGCCAAGTCAGAAAACTCCATGCCGCTCATGTTTGTGATTTCGTCAATGGTGTTGGCCAAGTTGTTCATCACGCCGAGGCGGTGAATCTTCGCGTTGAATGTATCCTTAAACATGCTGGTCAACTCTTTGGGGTCGCCCGACACGCTGTTGCACATGTGAAGAATTGTTGACTTGCCCGTACCTGACTCGGGGTGAATCACGTTGATGATCGCGCCTTCCAAACCAGTAAACTTGAGCAGCGGCGAACCGAATGCTGTAAGAGCAGCAAACGCATGGGGCTCAAGGCCCTTCTTGCCGTACAGGTTGAACACCTCTTTCCATTTCTCCATCGTGCCCTTGGGCTTCATCTTCTCGGCCACGTCCTCGGTAATGCTCGATGGTGGGCTGTAAAAAATCCCGTCCTTCGTAATCTCGCGGTCGCCGACAATGAATTTGCTATTGCCATCCGCCCATCCAAATTGGTTTCTCATAAGCTCTGCCCTTTTCAAATACTGCAAATTTTTGATGAAGAACACGACGAACTTCGCCAAGTTTTCATACTGTGTTTTGTGCGCCACCACCCCGTTGTAGGCAAGCTGTTTACGCAGCTCATCCGGCGCGGAGATTGATGTCGTTGGAACGGTGAATTCACGAACCCCGTCATGCGGCAGGTGCAGACGGAACAACGCAACATCGCCGCGCTCGGCATCTTTCATACGCTTGACCACATACAGGTCATGCTCGTACACAACGACTGGCTCGGCCTCATCTTCTGATGGCTTCAAATACACACCGCCGTTCTTGCCTCTAAAGAATGGGAACGGATACTCTGGAATCTGGTAGCGCGTCTCCTCGCCGGTCACTTCATCCGCTACAACAAACTCGTTGTCGTCGGCATCAGCCTGCTCAATCTCAACGCCCAGCATGATCGGGGACTTGATCTTGCCTTGATGCGGACAACCATCACAACCGCCGGGGTTTCGCTCTTCAAAAGTTGTGCAGTGGTGAGGGCCACCGCGCTTGCGGATGTTGGCCAGTTTGATTTCAACTTCCGTGGCGTCGTACTCAGGGTACTGATTCGACATCTTGTGCGCGGCATCATCCCCATCCACACAAAACGCAGTGATCGAGAGCGCCGACTGCCACAAAGGTTCGTCAATGTTCTGCTGGTTTGCGTAGCAGTAGTTGAGTTGGGCGCAGCCGTTCTCGCCCTTCATCATGATCGTCTTGAAGCGTTTGACCTTGTTCTGCATCAGAGCTTCCATCATGGGGCTCATTGACTTAGGAATAAAGTCAGGTACTTCTTCTTGCGGGGGCTCAGCCCCAAGCAGTGTCTGGATTTGCTCGTAGGTGAAAGGCTTGGTGCTCTCGTTCCATACCTCAACAGGCTTGGGCTCAAGATTCTTTTTCACGTTCATCGAGCCGGGCACACGCAGAACACGCGCAGCCTCAAACACTTTGTCGTCAACGATAAGCCCATGCTCTTTGCACAGTTGCTTGAGTCGTTTGGCCAATGGCTCCCATTCCTTGCGGGTCAGGGTTTCTTTAATCAGCCAGTAGGCGTGAATGCCGTTGCCGGAGTTCACTAGGATTGGTTGCGGTAAGCCGACGGCCTTGCAAAACTTTTGAAGTTCCTCCAGCCCTGTCTGCTGGTCTAGGTAGCCTTCAATCTTTCCTTTGTCGTTGGGTGCGCCTTTCGTCGGGCCGCAGTCAATATCTAACCACAGTGCGCGAGTAGCGATTACGTTGTCGTGTGTTCGGTTGTTCAGCGGCCCAAATTTGGAGCAGCCAAAATACACATTGACATTTTTACCAATGAACTCTTGGATGATTGTTTCGGCTTCTTCTCTTGTCTCCGCAAAACGCTGATCTACGTAACTACCAATCCCTACTAAACAGTACCGCCCTTCCGCAGGCAATACGGTATCTAGAAGGTCGAAGGACATTTTTTAACCCAATTTCTTTTTCACACTTGCAATGTATTTGTCGATCTCAGACGTGAGCTGCACTCGGGGGACAACGTCCCCTTTGAACCAGTTGTAAATCGTCATGCGGCTGACCGCAAAATGGCCAGCCACTTGAGTCACAGGAACTCGTGCCTTGATGCAAACACGGCCAAGGGCGACACCGATGTTTTTGGCGCTGGCGCGTTTGTTCGCCTCAACCAAATCAAAGCTGTACCCTTGTGCCATGCTTACTCCTCGTCAGACCAAGCTGCGACCACAGAGGACAAGTCCTTTTTAGCAGTCGGAGTCGGTTCAGCCTTCTTGCCTTCGCGCTTGGTCGGCGCGGCTACTTCAGGCTCGGCTTCGGCTTTGGGGGCTTGGGCTTGAGGGGCGGGTGCGGCCAATTGCTTGTGGGCGGTGTCGGCTTGGTAGGGCGTCATCACAACCAGCTTTTGAACTTCAGGTTTTGCAGCCACTTTGGAAGTGACAGCGTATTGCTGCTGGTTGATGAAACGCGCAGGGGTGAACAACACGGATTGGTTGTCGTTGTCTTCGTTGAAGCTCATGGTCGTCACAACGTAGTCCAAGCTCTTGCCGTTGTTGGCCAAATACTTGGTGTAGTTGCTGAACGTATGGGCGTTGTCCGTAGCGCTATCGCCGAACAATGACTTGGAAGCCAAGTTCATTTGATAGACCTCGCCTTCAAGCGATGTACCGAAGTCCTCGACCAGCACGAGTGCCAGACGTTGGGAGTAGCGGCAGGCTTTGGAATTGCCTTGGCCCGAACCTTTGATGTTTTGTTGGCAAGAATCGCAGCGATCAGATTGGGGGTTAGCCGAACCAGCGTCAGGGCCTTGGCCATCGTTGGAGAAACAATCGGGTGCAGTCGGCTCAGAGTCGGGTGTCCACTGCTTTGCGTAGAAGATACGACCGACTTTGGGAGAAGCGCTCACGATGATCGCGTCCAAGTTGCCTTTGACCTTGCCCATTTCTTCGCCGCCGACTACCTTACGGAAGATGCCGTTTTTGGGCACGATACGTTTGACTCCGCTACGGCCAGCGAGTTGCTTTGTCAGCTCACTAACGCCTGCTTGTTGCAGAAAGTCGGGGAGGTCTTGATTCAAAATTGTGAGGTTGCTCATCTTAATTTCCTTTGGAACGTCTAACTACCACGGTGAACTCGTTCTCCACATTGAGGCCAATGGGTTGAACATCTGGATTCTCAGAGAGAAACTCTTTCATGTTTGTTTGATGAAGTCGTTTCTCCAGCAGGCCAAACGCATCGTTCGTTTTAATGAACTGATACATCGAATCCCAATCGTTTGTCCAGTACCGTGACTTGACGGAACGAACGATAGTGCCATGTGGGGTGCGAATGCTTGAGGCATTCATCTCTTTACAGGTTTCAAGCATTTCATTGCCGAGCACTTGAAGTTGCTCATCCAACTCGGCTACCTGTTGCTTGTACTGTGATGTGAGCGCGTCTTTGGCGTCACGGATTTTGAGGTAGACCTTTGCAAGGCCGTCTAGGTTTGGAGTAGAGGGCGCTTCGCCCTGAACTTCTTCGTTCACATCTGACATTTGTTAGCTCCAGTTGGTTGTTGTGTGAGGGACTATACCACAGTTTTTGACATTGTCAAACTGTTTGTAATTTATTTTCTAAAATTTCTTCGCGGTACAGGTCAATGATCTCGTTGTGGTTTGAGACATTGGTGCGCAGCAGCTTGTACAGCTTTGACTCCACACTGCTGCCCATGATATGCACGATGGTCATTGGGTTGACTTGGCCGGGTCGGTCGATACGCGCATTGGCTTGCAGGTAGGTCTCCACGCTGGTGCAGGGAGCGTACCAAATGATTGTGTCGGCGGCAGTCAGGGTAAGCCCGTGGGACGCAGCTTGCGGCTGAATGATAAGCACCTTGGGGTTGGGCTGCGATTGAAAAATCCTAACGATCTCGGCGCGGCGATTGGGGTTGACTGCACCGTTAATCACATCACACGCAATGTTGTTCTTTTCCAAATGCTTTTGGAGTAACTCGATGGTGTGCGTAAACGGCACAAACACCAACACCTTGTTGCTTGTCTCCTCGATGACTTCCTGCACAGCATTGAGTCGGTTGTTTGCATCGAAGTCCACCACCTCGCCAGCATCGGTGTACACCGACCCGCATGAGATTTGCAGCAGTTTGTTTACCTGTGCGGCGGCGTTGACCGCAGAGATTTCCTCCCCCGCTGCTTCAATGAGTGCTTGCTTAGCCAGAAGCTTGTAGTACCCCAGTTGCTGCGCGGTCAAAGGCACATGGCGGTCAATGAACGTCACAGGTGGTAGGTCAAGGCATTGGCTCTTCTCAAACCGAATGGCTGGCTGCAAGATGGTGTGGACGATGTGCTTGGCCTCGGGGCGCGGAACCCACCTGTACATCCCCACCTTCGTCATCACGGAGTCCCTGAACTGGCCGAAGAACGGGGGAACCCCCTTTGAGTTGACCAACTTTGCCAGTCCGTAAGCATCCACAGGCGATTGCGCCGCCGGTGTACCTGTGAGCATCCACAAGCCCTTGATAACTTTTGTTAGGTCACGCAAATCTTTCCAGCGCTCGGTGCGCGGGTTCTTGTAGGCAGAGGCTTCATCGACCACGATCAAATCAAAGCCGCCAGCCATGATCTCTTGTTTGACGATGCCGACCCCATCGAAGTTGATGATGACGAACTCGGCTCCAGCGTTGATGATCTCTTTACGTTTCTTGGCCGCGCCGTAGGCCACAGAGACCGTGCGGTGCATAGCGAACTTGAACAAGTCCTGCTGCCAAGAAGCCTTCATGATCGACAACGGGCAAATCACAAGCACTCGGCGAATCAGGCCAAGCTGCATCAAATAATCCACTGACCAAATCACTGATGCGGTCTTACCCGTACCTTGCTCGTTGAAGCAAAAGGCTTTACGGTTGCCAATCAAAAACTCTGCTGTTGTCTTCTGATGCTCGAACGGTGTGAAGCCTAGGGGTCTAGGCCAGTTGTATTCTGATAAGTTCATTTTTTCTTTGGTTTGTTCACCTTGACGGTGTGGTCCGAGTTGCGGCTAAACGAACGGTTGGCACTGGGCGCTTTGAGTTTAAGGTTCGACTTAGCGTTACTTCCGCCTTTGCTGAGGGGAACCACATGGTCGATGTCTTTGCCAGTACGGTCAATGCCGCGTTTGTCCATCTCGTTTCGGGCGCGTTGGCGCTCCATTCTTGTCTCATGTTCACCTCGTTCAACTTGCTGTTTGTACTCCTTACGATAAGGACGTGGTTTATTTACGTACGGCATATTCACTCACTTTCTTACACCAATCAATGAATTCCCCCAGAGGGGTATCAATACGAAATTTGTTAATCACAGCGCAGACAAGCTGCACATTTTCTTTTGCGTAAGGACCTTTT